GCATCTGGCGGCACTACGGGATTAACCTTTAGCGGATCACCCATAACCACTAGCGGCACATTGACGCTCGGCGGGACGCTAGCGATTGCGAATGGCGGAACCAACAGCACGGCAACCCCAATTGCTGGTGGTATAGCGTATGGCACTGGCACAGCCTATGCCTTCAGTTCGGCTGGAGCAGCAGGACAGTTCCTGACTTCAACTGGTGGAAGTACCCCAACGTGGTCAACCATCTCCACTCCATCCATTGGGCAATCATCGTATTACGGTTCGTTTTACGATATCACAGCAACGCAAGTCGCTGCCAATACGACTACCGCCTATGCGATTCAAATAGGCCAAACCGCAGAAAATAATGGCGTTACAATTGTATCTGGTGATCGAATCACATTTGCCCATAGTGGCGTATATAACTTTCAATATTCGATTCAGTTTACAAATTCCGATAATGCTATTCATAACGTTAATATCCGGATGCGTAAAAATGGCGTTGATGTTGCCGATAGCAACAGCCAATATGCTGTCATTGCCAAGCATGGATCAATTCCTGGTCAATTGATTGCTGCTGTTAATTATGTAACAACAGTCACTGCTGGTGATTATTTGCAACTCATGTGGCAAACTGAAGGTGTCCAAGCTTTTATTGAAACAATTCCTGCTGGCACGACTCCAACAACTCCCGTAACTCCTGGCGTTATCGTTACAGTTTGCAACCTTCCAGATGCTGGTATTGGCTACGCTGGACTTACGTCAACAACGTCAATGGCAATTGGAACGGGTTCAAAATCTTTTACCGTTAGCATTAACTCTGCCAATTCTGCATTTGTTGTCGGTAATCGTGTCCGCATAATTTACGATGCCACCAATTACATGGAAGGCACAGTTACTGCGTACAGCGCAACCAGCATGACAGTTAACGTCGATACGACTGCTGGATCAGGAACCTATGCGGCGTGGACAATTGGTCTTACTGGAGTGGTCAATACGGGTGTTACGTCATTCAGTGGCGGTAGTACTGGTCTAACTCCCGCTACGGCTACATCTGGCGTAGTTACACTTGCTGGCACACTCGCTGTTGCTAATGGCGGAACAGGCGCAACGACGCTGACGGGCATCGTAAAGGGCAATGGCACATCAGCATTTAGTGCAGCTACTCAAGACGTTGACTACATAGCTCCGTCTGCACCCGTCACAAAGACTGCCGACTTCACGGTTGCCGTAGGCGAAACATGGCTGATAAATAACAAGTCTGGATCGACTTGCACTGTCACACTGCCATCCGCTGCAACGTATCCTGGGCGGTATCTGACCTTCCAAAACTACCAAGACCAAACGCTTGTCTCTGCGTCGAGCAACGTTGTTCCACAAGGCGGAGGTTCGGCAGGAACAGCTATTTTGACTAATGTTACTGGTAATTGGGCAACACTAGTGTCAAACGGCACAAATTGGGTTATTATGCAAGCCGCCTCGTTTAACAACTTGCTGTATTAAGGAATAAGATATGGCCGTATCTATTAGTAATATCATCCCTGCTAAGACAGCAGAGAACACGCAAACAACGCAATATACGTCGAGCGGCGTGCAGACGATCATCGATAAGTTCACAGCGACTAACTACAGCGTTAGTGCCGCAACAATCAGCGTCAACCTTGTGGCTGCTTCTGGAAGCGCAGGAAATGACAACTTGATTGTCAAGACCAAAACGCTCCAGCCAGCGGAAACCTATACGTTCCCTGAATTGGTTGGACACGTTCTCCCGCCAGCGGGTTTCATCTCAACGATTGCTGGCACAGCTTCAGCCATCAACATTCGTGCATCTGGGAGGCTCGTGAGCTAATGAAAAAGCCAGCATTTATTATTGAAGGTTTCGGTGGGCTTCGTGAAAGCGAATCATTTATCACGACTGCTGAGAACAAGAAAAACACCAAGATGGTCATTGATGACTGGATGCTTGGCCCTGAGAATCCCAGCAATGAGCGTGGCGCTAACCCTGAATACTGGTCAGCACTAGCTAATGCGTGGCAAGTAGACGAAGAAGAAGCTCGTCGCCGCCGCTGCTCCAACTGCGAATATTACGACAACAGCACCTTGACACAAGCCAAGATGGACAAGATACCTTGGAACGATTGGGATGTTGACGCTGGATTCCGTGGTTATTGTCACAAATTCAGTTTTATTTGTCATGATCTTCGTGCTTGTCAAGCGTGGGAAGAACGAGAGTTTGAATTTGAAGATTGATTGTGTTATGGTTTGGCTACAGAGCGTTTAAGAGCAGCCTGTAGCTCAATAGCAGAGAGCTTAATATGCTTAAAAGCGGAACGCCTGAATACTGGTTGCGTCGGAACTTTGTGGAAGCATTAGCTTTGCCCGAAGATGCCGTTGAGTGGCTCATTGACCTATGGCAAGTTGTTCAGCTTTTTGATGACATTGTTGATGGCGACAAGATAGACCGCGACGATGCTGACATGGCAATTTGGGCTGCTTTGGTAGGATTGCCGTCAAATCCATTCTATCAAGTTAACGCTTTAGTATTGCTTCCCCTTGTCAGCACTGCGATTCTAAAGTGGAAGGCGTCTGACACTGTTGAGCTATCTGGGAATGCGTGCGCTACCAGTTTTGTTTGGCGTGCTGGATATTATGATATTGTTCTTGCTACAGTGCAGTTGGTTCACGGCACACAGGCAGCAATGGAAATAGGTCATGTTGTGCTAAAGCTTTATGGTGAAAGCCTTGAGGAATATATGAAGGAAATGTCTGATGCCTGATCCAGTAACTGGTGTAGCCGCTGCAGTAAGCATTGGCGGCTCTGTAATTAAAGGTAATGCGGCTAAGAAGGCCTCCAACATAGAGGCCGCATCGCTTCAGGCTGGTGTTGATGAAACCCGTGCGGCACGCGAAGAACTGCGGACGTTGCTGCAGCCATACACTGAGGCTGGTGGCCCTGCCCTTCAAGCACAGATGGCGGCGCTAGGTCTTGCTGGCCCTGAAGCGCAGCAAGCATATGTAACTCAGCAAGAGCAGAATCCTTTATTCCAATCATTGTTGCGTCAAGGTGAAGAATCTGTGTTGCAGAACGCTTCGGCAACTGGTGGACTTCGTGGTGGCAACGTGCAAGGCGCACTGGCACAGTTCCGTCCTCAATTGTTGAATCAGTTCCTTGAGCAGCAGTATGGTCGCTTGGGTGGCATGACGCAACTTGGTCAACGTTCTGCGGCTGGCGTTGGTGCTGCTGGGATGGATGCGGCTGGCGACATTGCAACCCTTCTTGGTGAGCGAGGCCAAGCACAAGCTGGCGGCGCTTTGGCACGGGGCAAAATGTTCAGTGACATACTTGGTGAAGTTGGCGGCATAGGCAAGGGATTATTTTAATGGCTAGAGATTACTCTATTGCCTCCGATCCAAGGCAGATATTTTTGCAGTCTGTTGCGTTGCAACGGGCAGAGCAAGATCGTCGGGTAAAGCTTGAGAGACAGCAAAGCCTACAGACGGATTTGGCTGCGCTTATGGAAAAGCCAGACACGCAATCTTTTGCTAACTTCTATTTGAAGTACCCAGAAGCAAAAGAGCAAGTCGAGGGCTATCGCAAGACAATGGGCGAAGGCGATCAAAAAGCCATTCTTGAAGCATCGCAAACTGCCTTTATTCTCAATCGAGAAAACAGGCCGGACGATGTGGTGAAGCTATTTGATGAGCGCATTGAGGCGTTAAAGAACTCCAATCGTCCAGAGCTAGCTCAGACATTTGAACGCGCTAAGGCAACATATAACACCACCACAGACCCTAAAGCGCGGGAAGCTGTGCTATCGACCATCATCTATAATTATGGTGGCGGTGAGGCGCATGAGAAGATTTTTGGTACAGACGTTAAGCTGGACACAACAATTGTTAAAAACTTAATTGCAGAAGGTTTAGAGCCTGGTTCAGATGAGTTTAAAGCAGCCTTGAAGCGCGATCGTGAAAAGATTTCTGTGAACCTTCCTAATGGCGGCTTCTTTAGCGGCACGCCTGAGGAGCTTCAGGCAATCTTGGGCGGAAGGCCTATGCCAACCAATGTGCAAAAAGGGCCATTGCCAAAGCCAAAAACTAAAGCAGACTTTGATAGACTGCCTGTTGGCGCATCATATGAAGCACCAGATGGCTCCATCAGAACAAAGCCAGGAGGTCAGACGGCTACTCCGTCTGGTAACTTTCAAGGGAAGTAATATAGACCCAGTGAAGGACTTGGGCGCTTTAGGATTTACTCCAACAAGCGGCTTTAGGACAAAAAGGCATCAGGCATCATTAAAGGCGCAAGGGCTTACAAAGGCAAGTGTCGGCTCCCACCCTGCTGGTGACTCAATAGATTTTATACCGCCTGGTAACATGACAACGGCTGAGGCAATAAGATTGGTGAAGCAAAAGTACCCTGGCGCTCGTGTTGCACCTAGCAACAAAGGCGCAATTCATATAACATATCCTGGCTGGGGAAATGCTCCAGACATTAGTGGATCACGGCGACGTTTTGGAGATTAATTGATGGCTGCTCAAGAAAATTGGTGGGATAGCTCTCCTGTTGTTGCAAAGCCTAATCAGGTACAGCAAGTGCCTGGTGGCCTCTATGTGCCTCCCGCTCCTGAGAAACCAGAAAAGCCTGAAAAAGCACCAAGTGGTTTTAAATTCACTGAGGAAGGCACTCTAGAGTTTATTCCTGGTGGCCCCGCTGATCCAGAAGTTAAGCAGGATGCAAAGCCTACAGA